CTTGCGGGCGTTCTCCCATGTCCCGTAGTCGCCCTCGCTTCTCTCTGGGGAAAACATCCACTCATAGAGCTTCTGCGGTTCGCCTCCGCCACGGGTCCAGTTCTCAACATATCGCCCGTGTTCGTCGCGCCGCATCTTGCGATTCTTGCGGGCCTGCTTGGTGAGCGCCCGCGCCGACTGCGCCATGAGGATCAGCGCATGACGGCAAGCCTGCTCGCCCGTGCGCCCGGTAATGTCCATGCTGACCGCGAGGGCGTCATGCAGGGGCACGCCTATTTCCTTTTTCCAGTTGCCCATCGTGGTCAGTGTGACTGCGCCAGCCATGCTATATGCCCTCTACTGGCTGAGTGTCGCTCACGTCAAAGAGTCGGACGCCGCCGCTTGTGCGGCTGTCCATGATGTAAACCTGTTTCCCATCGACCGTGACCCGGGCGCCGCGCGGGGGCTCGTCTATGAGCGCGCTTGATACCCTCACTGTGCTGATGGTTGACCCCGCTTGGCCCAATAGCCCGGGGTCGGTCTGCTTGTCGGTGAGCACGCGCATGCCAGTGGCGGTCTGCGATCCGTACACAACCGTCACCGCGAACTCAGGGTAGGTGGTGGTTATGGACGCAACGGCCGCCCTCATTTCTGCCGCAATGCTCATTCGACTCTCCAAGGGTCGCCCCCGCCCCGGCTGGGAGGAAACCGGGGCAGGGGCTTCGGGTTGCGGGCTATTCGGACTTCATGGGAGCCACCAGCGTGACGCCGACGCTCCCCACATCGTTCTGTTGGACGCTGACCGCGCGCACGTACTTGTGCAGCCGTCCGAGGTCGCACGCGAACTCCTGCACGCTGCCAGTGGCACCAACGAGCGACAACACGCCATCGGTGCCCGCCAGGTTGGTCACGGTCGTGTATCCACTGCCGAGCGCCGTACTGTGCTGGATCGTGACAGTATTCGTGTAGGAGGCTGACTCATTGAGCGCACCACCGCACGCGACCAGGAACGTGGCATTGCCCTTGTAGACCGCCACGTCAACGCCGGTCCCGGTGATCGTTTGATCTGCCGAGCGAGCCGCGCCGTAGATCAACACTGCATCACCAATCATTGGCGTGGTATCGCCCTCCACGTTGGCGAAGGTCGCCTTCAGATACAGGGCCGCGTTGGTCCCCTGCAACGTGTCGAGGTCGAACTCGTAGGACGTGAACTTGGCCGTTGCCGTGGTCTGCGTAGCCACGGTGAGCGCCGTTGCCGGGCTCGACGTGAAACCATACACGACGGTGACCGTTGACGTATCAGAGGCCGCAGAGCGCACGCCCTGGCCCATGACAATCAGCGCCCTGCCCTCGTAGGCCGACACGTTGACAGCGGAGCCAACCGTGCTCCCGCCGTTGGTGTTCGACACGGGGCCGAGTAACAGGAGGTCCGTCGGCTCAAGCGTTGCGGCCTGATTCGGCAGAATCTCCACGTAGTTCATGAGGTTCGCGTCTTGTCCCAACGCGATCAGCGGCATGGCGACCGCCAGCAAGCAAGTTGCAATCTTCTTCATCTGTCTGTCCTCCATCATCGCCCCGGGCCGGGATATCCAACCCGGGGCGCTGCGTTCTGCTGTTGTCTACGATGTGACGGTGGTGTTGTACGCCAGCGCCTGGCCCAAGCGCACCATCACGTCCACGTCCTGGAGCCCGACAATGCGGAGCCCGCCCTGGCTGGACAGCGTCGCGGTGTCGACGTTGATGTCGATCCCGTTGCCCCACACGCCGACGTTGACAGACGGCCACGCGCCAAACCACAGGGAGTTCGCGGGAACATCCTCGGTGACGTGGTACGGGAAACCGAGACAGGTCTTGCTGCCCCAGTCCAATACGTGTTCGGCCTTGGCGGTCCCGTCCGTGAACGTCGCGGCCAACTTCTGCCAGACCTCGGCAGTCATGATCCACTGCTGCCCGCTCGCCTCGGCGTTGTCGGCCATGATGTCGCCGGGGAAGCCCAGCAACTCCTCATAGGTCGGCGTGCCCTGCGTGACGCTCGGGTTGTTGATCCCGCTCGCGTTGGTGATCGCGGAGGGCTCGCCATCGGCGCCCGTGCCCGCAAAGACGGCAATCTGCACCGTGCGGATGATCCGCTCGATGATCTCGTCGCGCACCAGCATCTCAGCGGAGGGCGTGCTCTGGATGAGCAGGCGCCGCGAAATGTCGGTCATCACTCCGCAGGTGTGCGGGGTGCCCGTCACCTGTCCGAGCGTGGGCTGACTCTCTGTGATGTCTCCCGACTCTGCGACCCAGTAGCCAGTCGCGCCAGCGGTCATTTTAGGGATTGCCACGTTGCCCTGCAACCCGGCCAGGAACCGGACGCCGACAGCGCCCAAGACGCTGCGGGTGCGCAGTAGGTCGATGAACTCGTCAGCCAGGAGGTCCGTCTCGACGCTGGCGCTGGACGTGCCGCTGACGGTGAAGTCACGCTTGGCGAGTGCTGCGTGCGGGATGATGATCCCATCGGCAGACTTGCCGCGCTGCTTTGCAAGCTCGTCGCTGAGTTCGCGCTCGAAACCGATATCAGCCCGGGCACCGGACAGGGCCCGCACGACGTTAATCACGCTGTATGCGCGGTCCTTCTTGGCCACGATGGCCGGTGCTCCGATCTCCGGGGCGGGGGGAGCGGCGGGCGGGGCGGCAGGCTTGCGCGTCTTGGCGGCCTCGATCTCGGCACGCGCGGCTGCGGCGTCCGCTTCCTGCTTGTCAACGATCAGGGCGTCCAGTTCGGCGCGCCCCTTGTCGGCGTCGATCAGTCCGGTCACAACATCGGCCGCAATGCCGTACTTGGCGGCGCGGGCGAACAGCTTTGCCATTTCCTTGGGGTCCATTGTTTTGTCTCCATCTACGGCCGGGGTTACCGGCGCGGGGGTTTGGGCGGCGCGGTTTACGCCGACCGTAGTGTCTGCTGGGACTGGCTCGAAACTCGCCTCATAAGGCATCCATGACATGGCCCGTACCACCGGGATCCCGTCCTTGTCGCCCTCTAGGCGGTAGCTGTCGGCGCTCACTCGGTAGCCAACCGATACGTTGCGCCGCAGCCCCTTTGCCGCGTCCGTCGAAATATCTTGAGCGCGCTGACCCGAGCAGAACTCCACCGGGCCAGCCATCTTGCGGTCGGTCAGTTCCACGGCCATGAGGCCGATCTGATCGCCATAGTGGCGGTCGAGGATCACGAGCCCGTCCTTGGCGCGGGACAGATCGACGCTCTCGGGCGAGTGGTCGAGAATCTCGTAGGCGCGCATAAACTGGCCGTTGAACTCGACGTATGAGAGCACGGGTTCTTCGCTGGATACCGACATGCGGACTGCGGCCGGCGTGTCGCCATCGGCGGCGCGCACTTCGACGGTTGCCGCGCGGATGCTCAGGTCGGGTTCGTTGCGGGAGGGGTCCGGCGTCGGGGTGGCTTTCGCCCGCGTGGATTTCTTCTTGGCTCTGGTCTTCATGCGGGTTGCTCCTTCGTCACTTTTTGCTTGGCCACCATGTTCTGCGCTGCGCTGGAGGGGACGCCCGCGCCAGTCAACAGCGCCACGGCTGCTTCCTCGCCAATCGTACCCGCCGCATACTGGCCCATCACTTCGAGCGCCGCGGTGATCTGTGCGCCATTCAGCACGGGGACGACGCTCTCATCCTCGCCAGCCAGGAGCGCATCCTCGCGGTTGATCTCTTCCACGTTGTCGTCAAAGTCCGTGCCCATGTCTGATGCAATCTGCGTGTTGGTTTTCCACTTGTTCCGCACGGCTGTCTCGGCCGCGGACATATCTCGTAGCGGGTCAACCCACATCCAACGGCGGCCGCGGAACTCGTGCTCTGCAAACTTGTCATACTTGGCCGTGGGCAGGTTTCCGCTAATCTGCAATTCGAGGAACGACCGCAACCACGCCAGAAACATGGGCGCCTTGCACTGGCCGATCATGTCGTTTTGCAGGATGGCCCACATATCCCGCTCGCTGATCGTGCCGACGCGCACCGATGAAAACGAGACGCCGCTCCAGTCGTTGGCAAAATTACTGTACTCCACGCCAAAGCCGCTCGCTATGTCCTTGAGCATCGACGCCTTGAACGCGGTGAGTTCGCGGTTGGGATGCTGTGGCGTGTTGACTTCGGCTTTCCATCCCATCGGCAAGATTTCGGCCTGTCCCGGTTCCTTCTCGGCAGTCAAGGCGCTGGCGGCGGCTGCGTTCTCATCGCTGGTCAGGTCGGCGATTGCGTCCTCGTCCCCCTTGGGCGCGTAGTACGAGCGCACGCTGCACGCCTCATCGCGGGCCGCCGTCAACTCGGCAACGTCGTATTCGTCAAGCATCTTCAGTTTGCGCAGGCTCGCGTGAGCCCACGGGATGCCACGCGGCTGGTCCTCGTCCTCCTGCGTAAAGCCGTGGATGATTTCAGCGGCGGGGATGGGCGTGACGGCGCGCCCGTGGCTGTTGGTCGTGCAATTCGACTGCGCGGTGGTGCAAAACCAGTAGGCCACGGGGCGGCTGGTCTGCTTGTTGATTTCAACTCCGCACTGAATCAAAGTGCCGCGGCCGGTATCGCTCATGTTGAAGGTGTGGTCGCACCAATCGGGGCGCAGCACACGAAAGGTAATCCCGTATGGGTTCGATGGCGTCCG